AGCCTCGCTTAGCTTGTCAAGTGTTTCGGTTGTTTTCATCACTCAGCCTCCGGCGCTTTCAGTGAGCCCGATTTAATTGCATCGTAGATGACCTCTGCGAAACTATCATCAGAGTCGTCAGGGTGTTCGTGCCACAAATTACATACATCATAAATCCACTTTTCGCGCTCGGTGCGCAGGGGTCGGAATCCTGCAACATACTTAGTCCCACCATATTTATGAAAATCCGGAGACTCATTGGCATGCGGGCCTCGCCATTCTTTTTTATCACTCATAACTTTAACCTCGTTTGGTAGTGGAAACTGCTCGCGGACTTGTTGGATTGTGAGTTGTTCTCCTACACCGTCAGGCGCATTGTGTGCCATTGTTTTTCCATCATAAACACCCCAAAAACTATATACATCCCACGCAAGCTCACGCCCACAAACACCCATTCCTGAAGCAGCCTCTTTCACAGCATATCCATTAGCCACGGCTCGCCGTACAATCTCGATAGCCTCGGCTTCGGAGGCAGGCTTGCAATACCAGTTTTTCATTTATTCACCTCGATCAGTTGTGTGGTTGCTCCTGTCATACATGCATTTGCTGTTGAGTAATGACCAGTAATCAAGCCTGTAAGAAATGCAATAACAATAATCATTGATGCGACATATTCGCTCATTCCAACCCCTCCGCCTTTGCGATGGCTGCTAGGGCCTTCTCCATGTGCTCGAGCGTAACAAAACCATCCGTGAACAGATTTGTGTACAACTCCTTCAACGCCTCCAGCAGCTCAGCATTAACCGCTTTCAGCTTGTCATGCTCCGATGCAATATCCAGAGCATCAGCTAATAAATCAGAATCTAGCCTGCTTTGTTCTTTATGCTCCATACCATTCTCCTCTTTCGTTATTGATACCCCCACTCTACCGCCACCGGCCCTATGTGTAATTGGCAAAAACTACCAATCTTTGCCTGGGTGTGGTGGGTTTGGCCAATTGGGGCGAGCCGATCAAGAAAACCGGCTCCAATCATAATAGCCATATCTCCAATCATCAAAACCACAAAACCACCCCAACTATCCCGCATACATCCCCCCCGCCCTACACCCTATGTAAACATAGGGGTGTAGGGGGACGGAGGGGGATTGTACTTTTTGCCCCCTAGGGGGTTTAGGGGGAAGGTATTTAAAACGGCTCAAAAGTGGCGCAAGCCATTGATTTTGCTGGGTTTTTTCATTTAAAAAATCCCCCTAGGGGGATTGCAGGGGGACTCAGGGGGATGGCTAAAAATCCCCCTAAACGCGTTTTTATCCACAGGGGTAATTTTGGCGCATTTTGCCCATAAAAAAGGGCCATTTAATGCCCTTAAAAATCAAGTTATCCACAGGCTTATCCACATGTGTAACTTGAATGCTTACCATGTTTTTTGATTATTTTTTAATCAAATTTGACGCCGCCTCCTCGCCAGTTTGCACAAGAATAAATCCGCCACCTTCTACTGCAACGCGCCCGGCTTTGATTAACGCGCCCATCATTTTGTCATCATAGGACGGACAAAGGGCGTTTTCAGCGGTGCGCTTTGCCATGCCCTGCACACTAATAAGCCAGTCTTTAAGAGCGGATTTTGACACATACCGGCACCCGTGGATGTACTCCTGTCCAAGCTGCTGCCACGCCATAACAAACATATCCTCATGCTTTTTATGCCCGGCTGATTGCTTCTCTACATTATCCACCATCTTGATAACGGCGCTTGTCACCGCCTCTCCGTCCTCATCAATCCATGGCAGCGTAACGCTTTGCAATTGCATGTATTTTGCCTGGGCAAGCTCTGCATCTTTGCTCTTGCGCTGAATTAGCTGCATCGGCTCATCATCTTTTGCCGGTACAACGGATAGCTCAATATCGAGCGCCCCGCGCCATGCTGAGCTGCCACGTGCCCGGTGCTGAGCCTCATCACTAACGCCTGTATGGTGAACTAGCAGGACACTGCAATCATAGTCCTGCATCAGCGCACCGCACGCATCTAGCATGGTTTTAGCGTCCTCGGATGAGTTTTCATCGCCCAGTAAAAAGCGGTGCAGGGTATCCACCACGATCAGGCCTGGCTTAACCGGCAGCGCATCAATAGATGCACGGGTGCGCTGGTAGCCTTCTGCGGTGTTAAGGTCCGTGCCTGCCCGGCTTAACCACATATCCAGCCGCCCGGCATTGTGGTGCTGTTTCCATGCAGCCAAGCGGCTGCGGAGCCCGTGATGCCCCTCACCAGCCAGGTACACAACAGGCTCAGGCCGGCATGTTGCGCCGTGCCAGTCTGTCATACCGGATGCAAGGTGAAGGCACATATCCAGCACAACAAAGGTTTTACCGCCGCCGCTTGGGCCGTGCACCATGATTAGGGCGTTACGCTGTAACTGACCTTTAATGAGCCAGCGAATAGGCGATGGCTGCGAACAAAAGTCATTGGCATCAATAAGCCAATCCTCAGCCGCCGGCGGATTCAGCATGGCCAACAGATCATGCCCGGCCATGTGATAGTCGTTGGCATCCATGCCTTCAATCGGTGGAATGACCACCCTGGCGCCATGCTCTTTGCCGGCTTTTTCAGCGGCTACAATGCCTGGCTTATTGCCGGTGGCCGGGTTTACATGGTCGTGATCTGCAATAATGCAGATACTATGCTCGCGGGCCTTTGCTATGCCGGCCACTGCCGATAGTTGGCCAGAGCTAAACGCTATGTAGCAAGTGGCTCCGGTAGCTTCATGCACGGTGGCAGCGGTTGCGTAGCCTTCGCATATATAGGCTATGTTGCCATGCCCCATGATAGGGAAAAACGCGCCCTCTGACTTTCCGCCTCCCAGGTACTTCTTTTCGCCATCAGCATCTATGAATTGGCAACTAACCAGCTCCCCGGTGTTTGCCAGCATAGGCACCACAAGGCGGCCATCCCCTGACACTTTAAGGCCATGGCTCTGTACTCCTTTACGCACAAGGTATGGGTGCTGGTTGCTCGCATCGCTTGCGCCCTGCCAGATCTGTTCGGCAATATCCTGGGCGGTTTCATGCTTTTTGGCCGTCTCTTCTTCGCGCTTTTTGCGAGCGTCCCGCATCCTTGCGCTGTATTCCATCTCTTCCACAGTGCTAAGCTGCCGGCCAATGTCCTGCCGCCAATGCACTGCCGTGCCCTCCTTCCAGTCGCCAAACGCACCCGCGCAAATGCTGCCGCTATAGGCAACATACCACCCTGAGTCCTTGCCCTTGCGGCCATCAGTGCTGAATCTATGAATTTTGCCATCAAATATAATTTCTTGCGGGGCTTCATATCCGTGCCCCGCAATAGCATCCATCACTTGAATATCCGCCGGCTTTTTATACTCAGGTGCTGGTGGCTCTGGCGCCTCAAACGCACCGCCGAATATGCTAGTTATACTGGCCATAGTTTAAGCGCTCCATGCTGATTGAATTAAAATGCGCCAAACGGGCGGTATCATCCTCGCTAAGCTGGCCTTCGCCTTTTATGTGCCGGTATAGTTTGAAATAGCCAATTCCGGTCTCGCTTGAAATAAGCTTGATGCTGTACCCCCGCTTTAATAAAGCTGCCGCAGCGCTATCAATTTGGCTATCAGCCGGTTTTAGTTTTTGCATAAATCCCCCTTGTTATAAGTGCGGCCATTATTGGGTTTGCAAAATTATTTTGCAAATACTATTGCAAAGAAATTTTGCAGACTATAAAGTGCAACCCATGCAGCCAACCCGATAAACGAACCGGCTGCTAAACAAAGGAAAAAACAAATGGCAATTGAACTAAAAAACACCCGTGGCATTCATGCCAACGGCGTGAAAATGCTCGTATATGGACAATCTGGCGCGGGTAAAACCTCGCTTATCCCTACACTACCGAAGCCAATTGTATTAAGTGCAGAAGGTGGCCTGTTATCAATTAGCGGTGCAGATGTTCCGTTCATTGAAGTGAAAAGCATGGATGACTTATTCGAGGCTTATCAGTGGTTAACTGAGAGCGACGAAGGCAGGTCATTTGAAAGCATTGCACTCGATTCTATTAGTGAGATTGCAGAAGTTTGCCTTAACACTGAGAAAAAGCGCACCAAAGACCCACGCCAAGCCTACGGCGAAATGCAGGAAAAAATGGCCGATATTATCCGGGCATTCCGCGATATTGCCGGCAAAAATGTTTTATTTACTGCCAAACTGGAAAAAACACAAGACGAGATGGGCCGCATACTTTATGCGCCATCAATGCCGGGCAATAAAACCGGTCAAAGCCTGCCGTATTTCTTTGACCTTGTTCTGGCATTGCGTGTAGAAAAGGATGCCGAAGGCAATACGCAGCGCGCTTTAATGTGTGACTCGGACGGACTATGGCAGGCTAAAAACCGTTCTGCCGGCAAGCTGTCAATGTGGGAGCCTGCGGATCTCGGACACATTATCGAGGCACTGAAATCATGAGCATATACCAAGACTGGATTGACGCAAAAGAAGCGGAGCGGATGGCAGTGGAAAAGCGCCGCGACATTGAAGACCATCTTATTAAGCAGTACCAAATAAGCGAGGCCGATGAAGGCTCCAAATCAATCAAGGAGTCCGGCTATGTTGTAAAAGTAGTCTGCCGAATGAACCGCACAATTGACGCGGAGGCATTACAGGAAATTGCAGCGGAAAGCGGCCTAACTAATCACCTTGGTGAATTATTCCGCTGGAAGCCTGAGATCAATGCGAAAGCATGGAAAGAGGCAGACGAAGGCATTACCGCCCCATTGCTTGCCGCTATAACAACAAAGCCGGGTCGCCCGTCTTTTTCAATTGAACTGAACGACAAACAATAAACAGAAGGAAAAAATCATGGCTAATTTAGGTTTTAACATCAATGCGAGCGACCTTCCACAAGAAACCAACAGCTTTGACCCGCTGCCACCAGGTGACTATAACGTCACTATTGCAGGCGCTGAAATTGCTTTAACAAAATCAGGCACCGGCCAATACATTAAGCTAAAAATGACTGTTACCGGGCCAACCCATCAGGGCCGTGTTGTTTTCAGCAACCTGAACATTAAAAACGACAGCCAGAAGGCCGAAGAAATTGGACGCCAGCAACTTGGCTCAATTATGCGCGCCATTGGCCTGCCGGCAATTCAGGACACTGACCAACTGATTGGCGGAAACCTTGTGGTTAAACTGAAAATTGTTAAGTCCGAAGAATATGGCGACAAAAATGAAGTGAGCGCCTATAAATCAGCAACCGGCAGCGCGCCTGCAATGCCAAGCGCAATGCCTGCACAGGCGGCGCCTGCTCAACAATCAGGTGTAAAAGCGCCCTGGATGAAGTAATAAGGACGCCCCTAGAAATAGGGGCTTTTATTTTTTGTGGGAATATATGGCAAAAATACCAGAACCAACAAATAGTTTGGCTTCGCTAATTGATAGCAAAATTGCGGAGCATCGGGACAATCCGCGCCAACACCTTGGCGCTTCATTGCTTGGCCACCATTGTGACCGCTGGTTATGGCTTAGTTTTCGCTGGGCGGTTATAGAACAATTCAATGGCCGGATGCTGCGCCTTTTCCGCCGTGGCCAGAATGAAGAAGAAAGCATTATTAATGACCTCCGCCTTGCTGGCGTGGTAGTTACTGACAGGGACGATAAAGGCGCTCAAATTCGCGTGGATTTTGGCGCGTTCATATCTGGAAGTTTGGACGGAATCATTTTATCCGGGCTGCCAGAGTCGCCCAATAAAAAGCACATTCTTGAAATTAAAACCCACTCTCTAAAATCATTTGAAGATCTGGAAAAGAACGGCGTAGAAAAAGCAAAGCCGATGCACTTTGCACAAATGCAGATCTATATGCACGGCACCGGAATC